GACGCGGTTGGGCTTTCCGAAATCCCGACCTTTTTAAAAGATTCCTTCACCGGGGTGGAGGGGTGGCCTGGCTTTTCGGGAGATTCCGGAGGATTGAGGAGATTCTCATGTTATTTACCTCGTCTTCCGGACGCATAAAGCGCGAAGGCTCAAGACCAAGTCGCCGGAGGAGCTTCCGGCACCGGAGGGAGATAGCCGCGCGTGATAGCTTATGCCGCCGGGCGAGGACTGTCATCTTTGGAGGTTTGCCTTCACCGACGACGATACGGATGATGTCAGCGTGTAGGCGCATGGCCGGGTCGGTGGACTCATCCAGACCATCCAACAGGAAGTGGAGCGTGGCCCGGAGACGGAGAGAGGCGAGGTCCAACTGTTCCAGGCGAGGGTCGGCAGGAGCCTGGGCATCCTCATTGGTCACGACCTGGTTGATGGTCGGGTTGAGCGCTTCCCGGTTCATGCTGAACGAGCCAATGCGTTCCACGACCCTGTTGAACGACTCCTCCTCGTTACGCTGGAAGTCAAAGTGATTTCCATTGATGGTGGAGCGACTGTCCTCCGCCGTATTGTTCATCGGGTCATCAGCGCGGAACGCGCCGGAATCAATCAGGCCGCGGCGCTCCTCAGGAGTGAGCTTTCGCCACCATCTGGAATACTCAGCAGATAGAGTCCGCGTGTCAGTCAAGCGGACGCATTCAAGGGGTATCCGTTTCGCTTGGCAAGCACCGATTAATCCAAAGCTTGCGGGCCGGGTCGTAGGTGATGAGTCCCAGGCGGACGACCTTGGTCTTGAACGACCTCGGCTTGAAGTCCCATTCTGCCGCCCATGACAAGCACCGGAGCTTGAGCTGTTCGTTGGTCATTTCCCCGGGCCAGGCTGATACGGCGCTGGCGACCCTTCGGTTGCGTTCCCGGTAGGCATTTTGGGCGGACTGGACGGCTCGCTGGCGGGCTTCTTCCATGAGGGTAGGGTTGTCCTTCCACATCCGCTTCCAAAAGCGCAGTAGACGGAGTTTCGGGTTGGGATGCCTGGGCATGGTTGTCGGTTTGGGTAATGCGACCTAGCCGTCAGGCGAAGGTAAGCATTACAATTACCTTTAGGTAATTACGGTCTGGCGGCGGACATGGAGGGGGCAAACCAGGCCGGGGAAGGGCGACCGCGCTCCCACCGGGCGAACCGGGCTTTGTCCTGTCGGTAGTATTCCCTGTAAGCCTCCACAGGGTCGTTGGAGTGGTACTCCTCGGGCATCACCTGGGGAGGGGGAGTGAAAGGGCGCAGGGAGCCTGCTGGGAGCCTTTGAGAGATGAAGCTGGCGACCTCCGCGCACTTGTGAGTCCGGCCGTACCGGAGGGTGTACTCGTCAAGGAGTGCCATGAAATGCGCCCAAACCCAGGCCGTATTGTCTTTGGCCCAGAGGACGGAGGGATGGTGCTGATGGGTAGGCTTGTACGGCCCGCCCACGATGGTGGACAGGATTTGAGCGGTTTCGAGCGTCATCTTGACGACATGCTTGTCGCACATCATTTGAGCGGCGCGGGCCGGGTTGGGGTCGAGAAAGAAGACATTCATCGGGTTATGCGATTTCGCTGGGAGCGTAGATAAAGCCGAAAGTAGTTTCCCACCTTGAGACGAGGCCGCGGCGATGGAGGCTTCGCATGGTCTGAGCCGTGGACATGACAGTCCGTAGCGCCGGGTGAGATACGCCATCGGGTGTCTCGTACCCGGCAAGCTCGACCGCGGTAGGCTTCGTACCCCATTCCGTGATGTAGGAGCGAAGGATGGCGAGGATTTGAATTTCTTGGGGAGTCATGGTCGTTTGTGGCGAGGGGTGGTCAGGCCAGGGTGATGGCGTTGAGGTGAGGCAGAGGGGTCTTTCGGGCGAGGTGAGCCTTGACGTACTTGGCGAGCTGTTTCTGGGACTTCTCGGCATCCCGGTGGAATCGACCGCCAGTCCAGGTTTGAAGCTCAAGGGTCATGGTTCCGTCGGCCTTGACGTGGAGGTGATGGGAGGCGTAGAACTTGCGGAGCTTTTCGGCGGTAGCCGCGCCATCACGACCCCAGGCGCTGGAGCCGCCACAGGAGAAGTAGTCCTTGAAGTTGCGAGGCTGGTCGATGACGAGGTATTCGTTTTCGGAAAGGCGGACGATTTCGACAGGCTCGCGGCCCAGGTCGTAAGTGCGGGTGACTTTGAAGCCGGAGACGCGGTTTCCGGAGTAGTCGTTGGACTTGAGGTTGAACTCGCCGCAGGAAGCGTAAGCGGAGGCGACGCGTTCGTAGAGGCTGGAGGGGATTTCGTTGGAGGTCATTTGTGGAGTTTGGTTTGGTGGAACAGTTGAACCCTGGGTCACGATTCGGGACGCGACAAGAAGTTTTCTGAAAAAATCTGTCACCAGGTTCTTTCCCTCGGTTTGGCCCTTGGCGGCTCTTTCTCCGGTTCGCCAGGCTGACCCTCCCCTGGGAAAGCGTACTCCCAGCGAATTTCGCCCTTCTTTCGGGAGTGACGGATGGAGATTTCCCCGGCGAAGTCCCCGGCGAAGTCCTTTAGGCCCGCTCGCCCGCGGCGCTTGGTCAGGCCGAACTTGAAGATTGGCTCTTCACCCTGCTGGCGAACGAGGACGGCGACCTCACGGAAGTAGTTGACGAACTCGGAGCTTCCCGCGCCGGAGTAGGCCAGGTCGGCGACCGTCTGACCCTCCTTGTCTTTGGCGGCTCGCGGTTTGGTCGTGTGGTGCATGGCGATGAGGACGGCTTGAGTGTCCACCAAGACCCGGTTCAGGTCGTGCCGAAGGAACTGGGAAGCTTGCGCTTGGTCGGCGATGTCAATCCCGGCGAAGGAAAGCAAAGGGTCAACGAAGACCAGGTCGGCGCGATGGGTCGTGATGAGCTGTCGGAGCATTCCAGGGAACGCGTCACCGACGGACTGGGAGTCGCGGAAGATAGCCAGGTTTTCATTCAGCGTGAACTTCTCGTCCGGCCATAGGTCAGCTCCGGCCACGACATCCTGATAGGCTTCGGCGACGTCCCCGAAGTCGTTCTCCGCTTGGACAATCACGATACGGAGGGGTCGCTTGGCTTTGATTCCGAAGAAGTCCTTTCGCCCGCCGACTGCCCAGTTCACCGCGGCCTGCATCATCAGGGATGACTTGCCGACCCCGGCCTGGGAGACGATGAGCGCCGACCCTCCCTTGCACAGCCAGCGATTGCCCAGTACCGTATTGGGGTCGTTGGAGCGGTCGAAGGCGAGGAGGCTTTCCGCGTCCATCTTGACCGGGGTTGCAGAGCCTTGTGCGCGTCCTTGGACTGCCTTCAGGGAACCTTCCGTGTAGGCAAGGAGCGCGTCCGGGTCAGCCGCCGGGTCAGCGGCGAGTTCCGCGGTCTTCTTGGTCACCGCGTGGATGTGACGCAGGACTGACTGTCGCTTGACCTCGTCGGCCCAGGCCGGATTGACAATCGAGTTGCCGATGGCGCTGGTCAGGCCCGAAACATAGAAAGCTTCAACCGGGGACTTGCGCTCTCGTAGGCGCATGGTCACCGTGAGTTCGTCGGCGGAGATTCCCTCCTCCGCGAGCGTCACGATGGCCGCGGCGATGTCCTGATGGTTTGGTTCGTGGAAGTCCGAGGGGAGGAGTCCCGGTGGAAATGGGAGCGAGTCCCTGAGCAGTCCACCGAGGAGGAATCTCTCGATGTCTGCGTGGTTATTGTTGGGCATGGGTTGATGGGAAAGTTGGGAGCTGGAACTCAATGTCGCCTTTTTCTGGCGCGACAAGGCTTTTTCATTTTCGCCTGGTCAGGAGGGCCGAAGTGGTCAAGGAGGCGGAGTCTTCCGTTGGTGATGACGCGGAAACGGCGCGTGATGAGGATTCCGGTTTCCAATGCCCGCTCGATGTAGATGCGGGCCTGGCTATTCGTCATGTTCCAGCGCTTGGCCCAGTCGTCTCGCTTGAAGAAGCCGGGGTCAGGCTTGACGGCGGACTTGTTGATTTCTGCGATGACGGCGGAAAGCACCGGGTCGGTCTTCCGGCGGTAAGCCATGCGTGAAGCTTTCATGACTTGTTGCCCTCCGTGGCGGCTCGCCAGGAAATAACGGCAGGGTCAGTTTCCAAAAGATAAGGAGACTCGCAGACGGCATCCCCGGCCTTGGTCAGCCGCTCGACGTCGGCGCGGAGAATTAAGTTTTCGGGGACAAAGACAGCAGTCAGCCGCTCGACCTCGGCCTTGAGGCGGGCGTTCTCGGCAATAGTATCATCGAACAATGCTC